GCCCAAGATACAGGGAGTTCTTCGTACTGAGCCATAAGCCGTACTAGAGCTACCTGCTCCTCTTCAGACCAATCACCTACTTCAAAGGCTAAGCTTCCTGTCTTCACCATGTTCCAACGGGTGGTTCCTAACCAATCAAGAGTCTCAGCAGTGAAGTCACCGTCTGTCAGGGAATCCCGATAGGCTTGCTGGTATGCAGGGTCAGCCTCTTTCTCAGCGTCCAAGGTTGCTTTGATATCTTCCAGACTTTGGTCAGGTAGACCCATCGCCATGTTCACTGCAATCTGATGCCCTTGAGTAGCTGAGTCTTTCTCAGGTGCTGAGATGATGCGTGAAGCAAGTGTCCGTGAATCAGCAATTGATTGTGCGTCAGCATGGAATTGGACTTCTGTGTACTCTTTCTTAGGGGGAAGGCCAGCCAGACCACGGCTGTATGGATTAGTCTCCACCGTAGGTACATCACTATTGGAGTCATCAACAGGGGCAGGCTTCACACCTGCCTCCGTGTTCAAACTCTTAGACCACGGTGAAGTATAAGCAGGCTGTTCAACCTCTTC